GCGAGAATCTAATAAACATATCGTCTTGTGTAGATGTATCTCCGATAGTTGTTTCTGTTCCAAAAAATACTAAGTGACGATCCGGTGTAGATACCAACATGTGTCTTGATGCTGTGGGTGCACCTGTTATAATCACGGCTCTTGTATCTGTTGCATTTGATGCAACAGAGTTCCATTCAAATACAGCGCTGTCATGTATTAAACAAATAGCTTTATCACCAAAGTTATCAAGTGACCACATACCTGGTTCTAATACTAAATCACCAGATGCTGCTTCACCCCATGCTACATAATTTGATGTGCTAGTCACTGTGTCTCCAGCACCATGAGATGCTGCTGTTGTATTTCTTACTTCTCTTGTTACACCTGTTAATTCATTAGACGCGTTAATACCTGTATAAGATATTTCTTCTGTACCTATTAAAATAAAGTTTGTGCCTGAACTTGGAAACTGTGATGGATCCGCTAATGTAATACCAGTAGTTGCCGATGAATTAATTGCTCCTGATAGTGTTGTAGTAAAAGCTCCTACTTCTTCACCACCCCAAGTTCCAAGAGACCAACCAAAACCTTTAGCTTGAACTGCTGGTCCTACAGGATAATAGTGTTGTACTCTAATACCACCTGATGTTGTTGCACCAGACCCTGACTCTGCTGATGGCATTGTAATTGTAATAGTTGTAGAGTTAGGAACGGTTGTTACCATAAATTTTTTATTATCAAAATCTGTAGATGAAAAATTAGAATTAGTTATTGTAGAAAAATTATCTAATAAAACTATATCTTGTTCAGATATACCATGATCTCCACTAAAAGTTATTGTTACAGATGTTGATCCATTGGTCGTGGTAAACGCACTTGTAAGAGTGTTTGTGGATTTGATTGGATGTATGTCATAAAACACACCACCTGAATATGCGTATAAAATTCTATTCGTTCCTATGATTGCGTATTTTCTACCAAGACTATTTACAAAATGATGTAAACCACGTCCTGCACCTGTTAAATTACTTTCACCTAATTGTTTCCAACCACCTATCTTTTCAGGTGTGCCATATCTAAAACGTACATTATCACAATCAATCCACTGACCCTCTGCAGTTGTTGCTGTAATTTGTTTATTTATACCAGGTTGAAATCCTATTTTTTGTAACATATTTACCTCGCATTAGCTGGCACACCATTAGAATTTACAAAAGGTGATTCTGCAAAAGCCATGTAGACGTAGGTTTGACCTGAACCATTACCAGCACTATTACTTGTTCTAAATTTAAATCCATTAGATAAAAAATCCATTTGGGTAAAAGAACCCTCTGCACTACTACTATCAGCAAATAATTCTTTATCCATTACATTTCCTGGTTCTCTTTTGTTATCGTATATAGCCCAGCTACCTGTTCCACCTGTTGCTACTTTTCTCATAACCCAAGCTGGTTTAAATCCTGTATAAACAAATGTTCCATCTGCATTTCCATTTCCTGTATAAGAACCAAACTTGCTGTAGCCTTTTTTTTCTGCAAAACAATAAGCAACATGAGTGTCATTATTTGTATTTAGACCTGCTGCAGTTCCTACAGAAAAAACAGAAGAAGTTGGTTCAGTATCATTAAACCTTGTAGAATTTGTTTGAGAAGCACCAGAGGAGTTCATCTCTATAAATTTTGTTGCACCTAAAGAAGTATGATAGACAACCCATTCATTTGCAGTATTTCTAACTTTAACAATTATCCATTTTGGAACTGAGCCAAGTCCATGTCCAATAGTTGCACCAGCAGTTCCATTTCCTGTATAAGTTACAATGCTAAATCCAGCATCTGTTGAAACAGATACAGAACTTGTTATGGTTCCATTTGAATTTGATGATGCAGATCCACCAGCTTTCCAATTCCAAGCTACATAAGTGTTTGGTGACGAACTTCTATTAACATAACTATTACCATCAGACCCAAGACTAAATCCATTAGAATCAAAACTTGTTAATGTATTTGAGTCTGTTTGTTCAGCAGTAGTATCATTTGTTTCAAGAAATTTTGTTGTGCCTCTTACAGAATCAAAACCTGGACTAGCATATGTCCCACCTCTATTTTTAATCCAAACCCAATCAGGTTGCATATTTTCAGAACCATCTAAAGTAATTGATCTTGAACTTCCATTCCCTGTATAGAGCTTTGTCTGAAAATAAAGTTCTGGATTATCTATAGTCGTATAAGCCATTATCCACTCTCCGCTAAGTTCTTGCTACACCAAGCCAAATATCCTGTTGGTGGAGCATATTCAAAATTACCAAAACCATTACCATCTGTGTTACCTGATGATATTGAAAATGGTGGGTTGCCAAAATTAAAAAACATTTCGCTTGTATCACTTCCAGACCCAACACTAAGTCCTGTGTAAGCAGTCATTGGTGAGCCGTCCATAATAGTTGTGCTTGTTGTTATCGCACCCGTTTTACTAGATCCACTTGTGGGATCACCACCACTTGATCCAGTTAAAGTTAAATAAGTTCCATTTCGTCCAATATAAATAGCTTTATTATCTAAATCCATGGCAAATTGAACTATATCTCCATCAGAAAAATCTCCTGATGCAGTATACTCAGTCACTGAGCCAGGCGTACCTACAAAATGTTTTCCAGTTTTGCAACTTGTTGTACATCCTGCTAAGACTTGTGAAGGCGTATTTATAACACCTGAATAACTACTGTTGTTTAATTGTGTTTGGTAATTCATTATTCCAACTCTTGATCTATCCCCTTGTCCAGCTTCACCTATTTTTACTTCAAAATACCACTTACCAGAATCTGTAGGCATAATCGAACTACCATGTAAACCTGAAGTTCCTGTAGTTCTTCTACATTTTAAATTACCTTCCGATAAAGTCCAATTAGATGCAGTGTGATTTTCTGATGTAAAAGTAGCAAAATTATTTGTGCAGGTATCAGTACATTGGTCAATAGCTGTTAAATTATTTACAGTAAAGTTATTGGAACCAGCAGCATCATTACCTAAAGATGAACTATCTTCAAAGTCTAAATGAAATCCATTATTACCAAATGTTAAACTAGATACATCTTTTGGTTTCCATATTGTAGGACTATCTTCGTCAAACTCTCCAAATGATGTAGGGTCTAGTTGTTGTCCGTCAATAAAAACAAATTCAGTTAAATAAGCACTAAGATAATATCCTGATGGACTTACAGGATATGTTCCAATAGTGTGTGCAGAAGCAGTGTTGTAAGCTGATGCGTTATCTTGTGTTGGGTGTGTTTCAGTAGCAAAATCTGTTATCTCTGAACCATTTACATAAATTCTAAGTCTATCACCAGCAGATGCTAATGTTGTATCTACTGCAACCACTATATGCATCCATGCAGATGAATCTCTAAATAATTGTGTGGTTTTATATATTGCATTACCAGCAGTTTGGTCATAAAAATATAATTGATCTGAACTATTAAAGTAAAACTGAGCAGAGGACGAAGCTGAAAATATATGTTGTTCTCTGCCACTTTCACATTTTTTAATCCAAAAAGAAATAGTAAATTTTTTATTATTGGTTGGAGTGCCAAATGTTCTAGTTAAAGTATCAGAACTTCCCGGATTGAATCTTAATGAATTAGCAACATCATATGTAGTGTCTTTTATGGAATTAGTCCCAGGTATAAGTAGTGACATTAAACAACCTCTTCAGGAAATTCTGCTAGAGGTCTTACACCATTTTGGTCTCTTGTATATAAAGTTTCTAATTCTTCAACATTATTACAAGCATCTATTTGACTTTCCATTTCGTTAGATTTACTTCTTACATCTGCTCTAAATGTTGTAATATTTTCTGGAACATTATAATCTGCAACTTCATTAGCTTTTATTACGTACCAGTCTGTAGGTGCCAGTAATCCCGATGCTTGTGATTTTACAATTCTTTTCTTTTGTGTTTTTAATCCTTCAACGACAACAACAGGGTCTAATTCAACACCATTTTTGTCTGTTGCATTTCTATCTTCTAGTTGTTTTGGTGTAGCAGTTCCCCATGATCTAGTTACTTGACCATCTGCATAAGTATATTCTTCATCAGTATTATTGTAGTATGCCTCATCTTTTTTATTTGTTAGATCTGTTATAACTTCATAAATACCTATATTATTTAATTCTGATTGTGACCATAAAGAAAATATCTTAGCAGGATATCTTACATCTCCTATTATAATTGATTTAGGATTAGTTATAAGTTGAGTAATATTATTATCTTTTACTATTGCGTACATATTTTAACTTTCACTTAAATTTAATGTTCTACCTACTTCTTGCCAAACAGTGCCATTATATCTGAATACAAGAATATCTGTTTTACCATCTGTTGATGTAAATGTTGGTGCAGTTGATGCTGCAAACTCAAATATAGTATTAAAAGCAATAGTGTGTGAACCATTGTAATTAATTTCTAAACAAATAAATGAACCTTCAACTGAATTAGTTGGTC